CGCCCCCGCGCGTAAGGGCCCGCCATGGCAGACCTGATCAAACCCCGTGTCGTCATGGTCAAGAACCGTGACGGCGTGGAAAAGGCATTCACCATTTCCCGCCTGCCGGCCACGGTGGCGCGGGAGGTGATCGCCAAGTATCCGCTCTCGAACATCCCGAAGCTGGGCGACTACCAGACCTCGGAAGAAGTCATGAAAAAGCTCATGGCCTATGTGGCGGTGGATCTGGACGGACGCGAGCAGCGGCTGACCACCGCGGCGCTGATCGACAACCATGTCGACGATGGGATCCAGCTGATGAAGCTGGAAATCGAGATGATCGAGGAGAACACCGGTTTTTTCGGACTCGGCGGGCAGCGCGGTTTCCTCGATTGCCTGCTGGAAAAGTGTCTCCACTCGATTATGCCAATGCTGACCCCTTTATTGGGTCAATTGTCAGCTCAGGACTCGCCCGACTCGTCGAGCTCAAAACCGAAATAGACCTGGAAGAGGCGATGGACCTCTGGGAAATCGCCACGACCAACAAGGTCAACGAGATCCGCGCGATGGAAGCGGAAAAGAGGAAGTGACATGGCCTTGCTGGACGCCCTGACGTACATCATCGACGCCGACAACTCCAAGCTGAACAAGGAGATCGACAAGTCGGAACAGAAGACCGACGCGTTCGGAAAGTCGATGCTGACCGCCGAGGGGCGGGCCAGTCTGATGGAGCAAAAGATCAAGGGGGTGTTCACCCGGATCGGCGCCGCCATCCTGGCCACGGTCGCTGCCTCCAAGGCACTGGAGACGTTCAACAACCACGTGCAGACGGTTGAGCAGATCCGCAACACGAGCGATGCGCTGGGCGTGGCGATCGAAGACGTGGACGCGTTCGGCAAGGCGATCGAGCGGATGGGCGGCGACGCCCAGGGCGCGCGCGACTCCCTGACCGACATGGCCGAATCCATCGGCGAGGCGCTGCAAGACGTCGAGTCGGGCCGCGCCAAGACGTTCAAGGCGTTGGGCATCAGCCTCAAGGACGTCAACGGCCAGGCCAAGAATGCTGTACAGGGCATGATCGAGCTGGCCGGCGCTGTGGAGGGGATGGGCCGCGAGCAGGCCGTCTTTCGGATTAAGGAGCTGGGCATTACCGACAACCGGTCGGTCGAGCTGCTGCTGAAGGGGCGCCAGGAAGTCGAGCGCATGCTGCGCGTGCAGAAAGAGCAGGGCGTCGTCACCAAGGAGTCCGCCGAGCGAGTCCGTGTGTACTCGGAAGCCTTGGCCAAGCTGAGGCAGAGCGCTGGCGTGGCTGCGAGCGGCATCGTGGACTGGATCCTGCCGGCCATCACCTGGTTTATCCAGAAGCTGGATTCCGTGGTGACATGGATGAACAGGCATGACACCTTCGTCAAGGGCTTCTTCATCGGCTTGACGACGATCCTGACGGCGATGTTCCTGCCCGCCGTTGTCTCGGCCACCGCAGCGGTGTGGGCGCTGATTGCCCCGTTCCTGGCAGTGGCCGCCCCGATCGCCGCCGTGGTGGCGCTGTTCGCGCTGCTGTACGACGACGTGATGAATTTCCTGGACGGGAACGATTCACTCATCGGGCAGATCTCGGAGAAGTATCCGATCGTCGGCGAGACCGTCAAAGCGATGGCGCAGGCTGTCACTGCGGCGTTCGATTGGGTCAAGGAGGCGCTAGCCGGCGCCTACGACTCGGTCAAGATCTTCGCGTCAGGCGCGGTGAACTCGTTTGCCGTCATGGGGAAGTCCATAGGCGCCATCTTCCAGGGCGTCGTGGGCGTGGTGAAAAGTGCCTGGACCTACATCAGCGGGGTCTTCGACAGCGTCTCGTCCGTTATCTCCCGGATAGGCAAGTGGCTGGGCTTCGGTAGCGGCGATGACATCCAGGTGACAGCATCGACGGTGTCCAAGGGTGTATCAGACGCCGAGGCGAAGGCGGCGGAGAACATGAAGGCTGCACAGGCGCAGCTTGACCAGGCAGCGTCGAGCCCCATGAACTCGGTCACGTCGAACGCGATCTCGAATGCCAGCAACACGCACACCGAGACGAATGTCCAAGTCGGCCAAGTCACGGTTCAGACCCAGGCAACGGACGCCCAGGGCATCAGCCAGTCGATCGGCGGCGGCTTGAAAGACGAACTCAAGAACCTGCAGGCTGATTCCGCCAGTGGAGTGAAACGGTAATGCAGCTATCCGACAGCCTTTCGACGTCCACGCAGCAGCAGGTGACGATCCTCGACGCCGAGAGCTTCGAAGTCCTGTTCGCATCCGCCCACCCCATGCGGGTGGCAGTGAGGGAGGCAAAGCGCGCGACCAAGTTTGCAGTCGAAGACGGGACCGAGCGGTCGGATCATGTGGTGCGCGAGCTGACGGAAATCCAGATCGATTTCCTGCTGGCCGACGACACGCGCAACCAGTTTGAATCCCTGCGCCAGGCGTTCGATCAGAACAAGCTGGTCACGGTTCAGACTAAGGTCCGCTCCTACGAAAGCATGCTGATCGTGGACATGCCGCATGACGAGACGCCCGAGCTGGGTATGGCGATCAACGTGCCTGTCAGGATGCAGGAATGGGTGGAAGTCAAACCGGAGTTCGGCGAGCTGCCACCGGCGAAGGTGGAGAACAAAAGCCAGTCCAGCACGGTGAAGCGCGGCCAGCAGACATCGGAGGAATCCAGCGCTGGCACCGAACGGAAGGGCAGCGTCTTGAGCGGGGTGTTCAAGTGAGAGATATCACCTTGTTGGCGGTGCCGAACCAAACGTTCTCGGCCACGATCAACGGTGTGTTGTGGGAGCTATCCATCAAGGTCGCGCGCGGCACGATGCTGGCTGACGTGCGCCGTGACGGTGTGGATCTGGTGCTGGGCCAGCGGATCGTCGCCGAGTTTCCGATCTTGCCATACCGTCACCTCAGCCACCTGGGCAACTTCGCAATCCTGACGCGGGACGGCGATCTTCCATGGTGGGAGGAGTTCGGCCAGTCGCAATCGCTGATCTACTTGGAACCGGCGGAGGTCGGAATCGATGATTGACCTACGCGCTATCCGGATCGGAATCGAGGTGTCAGGCCGGATGAATTACTACAGCGCAGCGGATGGCATGCGGATCAAGGCCAGCGGCACGAAGTACGCCAACGCCACGCAGAACGAGTGCAGCGTGACCATCTCGAACCTGCGCCGCGAGACGCGCGACTTCCTGCTGACCGAGACAAGCCCGTTCAACAAGAACCGGACGCCGAAGCGGTTGATCGTGGAGGTGGGGCGGATCTCCACCGGTCTGTTCAAGGTGTACACGGGCGACATCATCAGCGCCGAACCGAGCAGCCCGCCGGACGTGGACATCGTCCTGAAGTCCAAGACGGGCAACGCGGCAAACGGGGTTGTGGTCTCCAAGAGCGCTCAGGCGACTTCGAAGCTGTCCGCGATCGCGGCGGCAGTGGCTACCGATATCGGCGCCACGCTGGTCTTCCAAGCGCTGGACAAGCTGATCGGCAACTACACCTACACCGGCGGGGCGCTGGGGCAGGTGAACCGCCTGGCGGAGGCTGGCGGGGTCCGGGCCTTCGTGGACGACACCCGGCTGATCGTGCAGGACTTCGACAAGGCCGTCGCCGGCAGGGTCAAGATCCTGAACATGAACAGCGGCATGGTGGGCATTCCCAAGGCCACAGAAAAGGGCGTGGAGGTCACCTACCTGATCGACGGCGAGTCGGTCCTGGGCGGCACGCTGCGCCTTGAAAGCAAGTTCAACCGGTCGCTCAACGGCGACTACAAGATCGATCAACTTAAGTTCGACGTGGCCAGCCACGAAGATCCATTCTTCTACCAAGCGACATGCAGCCGACTGTAGCCCCTGATATCGACGGCGCCGACGGTGGAAGCATGGCGGGCGTCCTCAAGTCCTGGATCCGCTCGTTCATACGCGAGAACCTGGACGACATGCTGCCGGCCCAGGTTGTCTCCTATGACGACGGCTCCAACCGGGCAGTGGTCAAGCCTCTAATCATGGTTGGTACGACGGACGGGCAAAAGATCTCGCGCGGCAGCATCCCGAACATCCCGGTCTTTCGCTTCGGTGGCGGCGGCTTCTTCATGCGGTTCCCGATTAAGCCGGGTGACTTCGGCTGGTTGAAGGCAAATGACCGCGACGTGTCCCTGATGTTCCAGCGTGGCGGCCGGGAAGACTGGCCCAACACGGAGCGGCTGCATTCGTTCTCGGACGCGATGTTCTTCCCTGACACGATCAAGGATTGGGCGATCGACGGCGATAACGCTGACGCACTTGTCCTGCAGTCGATGGACGGCTCGGTCTGCATCTCTTTGCACGCTGGCGAGGTACGCATCAAGGCGCCCAAAGCGAAGGTGGAGATCCCCGAGACGGAATGGATCGGGAACATCGAGTTCAAGGGCAACATGGCTACCAGCGGCGGGAACGTGGCCATGTCTGGCGGCACGCTGACGCACAACGGCAAGAACATCGGAAGTACCCACAATCACAGCGGGGTGCAGCCTGGCAGCGGCAACTCGGGAGGCCCAAATTGATCTCGTTTCAGACGGACGACGACAACGACTTCATGACGCTGCCCAACGGCAACCTGGCCATGGTGACTGATCGACAGGCCGTGGCCCAGGAAGCCAAGCATTTCGCGGCCACGGCGCGGGCGGAGATGATCCACGCGTATGACGAGGGTATCCCGTTCCTGCGCGAGGCATTCAGCAAGCAGCCGAACCTGGCGCAGTTCGAAGCGTCCCTGCGCCAACGCCTGCTGGGCACACCGGATGTCACGGGAATCATCAGCCTGACCACTCAAATCGAAGGCGAGGCGCTGAAGTACACGGCGACGCTCCAAACCACATACGGCACGGTAACGATCAATGGCTGATTACAGTTTCATCGCAAATCGCGGCGTCATCGTCGCGGATACGGCCACGACGCGGGCGCAGGTGGAGGCCGAGTTCCGGGCGGTCTTTGGCGAGGACATGCCGACCGACCCGGCCACGCCGCAAGGCATGCTCATCACCCGTATCACTGAAGAGCGCGACGCGATCGCGCGGAACAATGCCGAGCTGGCCAACCAGATCAATCCGGCGCTCGCCGGCGGCGTTTTCCTCGACTCGCTGATGGCGCTGACCGGGGGCAGGCGCCGCAGCAGCGTCCGATCGCTGATCGTTGGGGCCATCCTGGGCGGCGTTCCCGGCACCAATATCCCTGCCGGTTCGATTGCGGAGACCGCACAGGGCGAGCAGTTCGAACTGGTGACGACTGTCGTTTTGGATTCGACTGGCTCAGCCGCGGGCAATCTACGGGCGCTGCGGGACGGCGAAATCGTGGTGCCGCCCGGCGGCCTGGATACGGTGGCATCCAGCGTCCTTGGATGGGAGACCATCACCAATCCGGCCGCAGCAATCTCTGGCCAAGTGGAAGAGAACGACGTCCTATTGCGCCGGCGGCGTGCGCAAACGCTCGCGCTGCAGACCACCTCCATCAATGAGGCGATTGTGTCGCGGCTATATGACATCGAGGCTGTTCGCTCCTGCTATTACTTGGAGAACTACGCCGACGTGGACCAGGTGATCGACGGCATCCCTATGCGCAAGCACAGCATCTGGGCGTGCGTTGAGGGCGGCACCGATCAGGAAGTCGCCCAGGCTCTATTCGAGACCAAGACCGTCGGCGGCGGGTACAACGGCGCGGTGATCGTCCAGGTCCCCGACCCAGTGAACGGCAGGCTGTACGAAGTGAAGTTCGACCGGCCAGAGGAGATTGCGCTGTTGGTCCGCGTGACCGTCCGGGACAACTCTCTGGATGTCCAGCAGCTGATCCCGGACTTGATCATGAACTACGTCGATGGGGGCATCGAGGGAGATGTCAGCTTCGTGGTGGGTAGCGACGTGTCGACGTTTGAGATCGCCAGTGCCATCAACCAACAGGAGCCGACGATCTTCGTCAAGAAGGTGGAACTGTCGGTTGTGGGCTCTGGCATCTGGTCGGCCGACACGATGGAGATTGCGCCCAACCAGATCGCGCGCACGCAGCGCAGTTCCATTCAGGTGGTGATCACATGAGCGGAACCCAGCAATTCGACTTCTCTGTCGACCTGATGCGATCCATCCTCTGGCAGTACGAGGGTGCGCCGCGCGCAGTTGCCTTGGCGAGAAACGACCAAGCGTGGATTGATACGCACCAGGCTGAGTTCTGGCGCAATTGGCATCGGGACGTGTTCGACTTGGACACGGCCAACGAGTTTGGGCTGGCCGTCTGGGCCCGCATCCTGGGCGTGTCTCTGGAAATCGGTGAGGCCCGCCGGGTTGAGGGGGTATTCGGATTCGGGGCTGAAAACAAGAACTTCGGTAATGGGAACTTCGGTCGGTCTGCGGATGGCCAGGTGAGTCTGGATATCGAGTCAGCGCGCAAGCTACTGAAACTGCGTTGGTTCCAGCTCACCATGCGCCCGACGGCGCCGAATATCAATCAGGCCCTGGCCAACGTGTTCGGTGAAGGCGTTGCCTATGTGGCTGACAGTTACGACATGACCTTGGTCACTTTCTTCTTCTCGCAGGCGCCCGACTATCGGCTACGTCGGCTGTTGGAAAGGACCGACATTCTGCCGCGCCCCTCCACGGTTGGAGTCGGCTGGAAGGTGCAGGTCAAGCCATCGTGGGGCTTTGGCCCCGAGCACCTCAACTTTGAAAACGGAAACTTCGGAGCATAAATGGCTACCAGGATCTACAAGACGCCCTTTGCAGCCACGGGCGACAAAGAGGCATTGGCCACTGCGGACCAACCCGACGGCAAGGTGTCGCTACAGGCTGGCTGGACGCCCGACTACGAGCTGCCGAACGACAACGCCAACTATCGACCGGTGGGCCGTTCCGAGATGAACGGCATCCTCGCCGAGATCACGGAAGGTCTGGGCGACATCCAGATGAACGGCTTTGCCACCTGGCAAGCGATTGATGGCGGCTGGCCCATCGGGGCACTGGTCTCGCACGGCGGAGTGAAGTACCAGTCCACGACCGGCAGCAACACCGCCACTCCTGGTGTGGTCGGCAGCGACTGGGAGTCCGTCGTCACTACCGTAGGGACTCTTCCCGAGGCCAGCACCAGCGTTGTAGGCATCGTGGAGTTGGCAACCACGGCCGAAACGCAAGCAGGCACCGATGCTGCGCGCGCGGTAACGCCTGTCGGCCTTAACTCGGTATTCGTGGGCGCAGTTCAACTTTTCGCCAAGAACAGCGCCCCAGCCGGGTGGCTCAAGGCAAACGGTGCCGCGGTTTCTCGCACCACCTATGCTGCGTTGTTCTCGGCTATCGGAACGGCCTTCGGAACGGGCGACGGGAGCACTACGTTCAACCTTCCGGACCTGCGCGGCGAGTTCCTGCGCGGCTGGGATGATGGCCGTGGTGTTGACACTGGGCGCGTTTTTGGAAGCGCACAAGCTGACGCATTGCAGGCGTTTACTGGCACAACCGGTCTGCGCCGCTTGAATGACGGTAACAGCTTGATTGGTAATTCTGGTACCACCGGGGGTTTTACCTTCTCCACTGGATCTCGAAACCCTTCACCCCGATTAATTTCAGCCACGGACCCCGCCCCGCTTGCTGACGATTCTCTGACGTTTTCTCCGGCTTCGGCGGGCGCTCGCACGGCATCAGAAACGCGCGCGAGAAACGTTGCCCTGCTGGCGTGCATCAAATACTGACCGAGGAAATAGGCATGGAAAAAATCGTTTCGCAACTGGACGAGAAGGGCTACTTCGTTTGTGCTGTAGTGGCTGACGAGTCACCGCTCGAACCGGGCGTATTTCTTATTCCTGGAGGGGCCGTCGATATCGCCCCATCGAACGAAATTGAGCCGGGGAAGATGTATAGGATTTCCGGTGAGGGCTGGATGTCGGAAGATATCCCCGCGCCTGAACCGGAGCCGGAGCCCGAACCGCTTACGCCGGAACAAGTGCGGGCGGGAAAGGTGTGGATAGTTCAGTCCCATATGGATTCGGCCGCACGCGATTTTGGTTATGACAGCATCGCCAACGCCATCACCTATGCAGAGGAGCCGGCGGTTCCGAAGTTCCAGGCCGAAGGCCAGGCATTTCGAGCTTGGCGTAGCTTGGTGTGGGAGCGCTGCTATGAAATCTTGGCCGAAGTGGAAAGCGTCGGTCGCGGAGTTCCGAGCGATGACGAGTTGATTGCCGAGCTGCCGGAATTGCAGCTTCCCACCAGTTAAGCGCAACTTTTAGAGCGCACACCCGCTCCGGCGGGCTTTTTTACGTCTACAGGGGACGCGATTGAACATCCAAGACTTCGACGCCTTCGCGGCAAAGTTCGCCGGCGTGCTTGGCGCCGCGGTATCGATGAGATACCTGCAGGGGTCCTGGCCAGCGCGCCTCAGCATGGCGGTCAGCGGCTCGCTGGTCGCCTACTACTCGTCGCCGTATCTGTCGCTCATGCTGGGCATCCCGGAGGGGCTAGCGGGCTTTCTGACTGGCATGTTTGGGATGGCCATCGTGTCGCGCGCCTGGGAGGCGGTGCAGGCCGCACCTGTTGGCGCGCTCTGGCAGGCCGTCATTGACCGCGTGCGCGGTAAAGGGGCGTGACATGGACAGCACCATCATTCTCACGCTGTGGGCGGTCCTGGCTTTCGTCTGCTGGCTGATAGTGGCCGGCGGCGTGGCGCTGGCGGTCTTCGCGCGCGGCATCAAGGACACCACGTTGGAGCGGATCGGCTTGTCGGCCATCTGCCTGACGGCGACCGGCGCGGCCTGCCGCATCTTCGTGGCTGGTTGGGCAAGCGCAGGCGATGCCGCGCTCGCAGCCTCTGCCGCTTTCTACGTGGCCGCGGTGACGGCCAAGCACATCAGGAGTCCGAAGCAATGACGCTATCCGAAATCATCGCTGCCGGCATCAACCCGGCGCTGGCGCTGCTGCCCGCCAGCATGGACACGCCCGAAGCGCGCATCATGCTGCTCGCAATCGGCCTGCAAGAGTCCCGCTTCGAGCATCGGCGCCAGCTCGTGGGCAACCCGCCGCGCCCTGTCGGACCCGCGAAGAGCTTCTGGCAGGCGGAGCAGGGCGGCGGGATGGTGCACGGTGTCCGGCTGCACGCCGCAACCAGCGCCACGGCCGCGCGCCTCTACCAAGCCCGGGGCGTGCCGGCGCGCGATGCCGCAATCTGGGACGCCATCGAGAACGACGATGTGCTGGCGGCCGGCCTGGCGCGGCTGCTGCTGTGGAGTGACCCCGGCCGCCTGCCTGCGATCGGTGATGAGCAGGGCGCCTGGAACCTGTACCTGCGCACCTGGCGGCCGGGCGCGTACGAGCGCGGCTCTCCGGAAAAGCGCGCGGAGCTTCGAGCTAAATGGGCCGCGAATTACTCCTCGGCGGTGAGGGAGGTAGGCCATGCTGGCGCTGCTTGAGCGATTCAAAGGAATCCTGGTGGCGCTGGGCGCCGCCTTGGCGCTCGCCCTTGGGGCATACCTGCGGGGGCGCAGCACTGGAAAAGGGGAAGAACGTGAGCGGCGGACCGCAGAAGTCAATGAACAGGCCGCGCAAGCCCGTAAGGAGGTACGTGATGTGCAGTTGGAAACGGCCCGTATGGGCGATGACGCTGTTGCTGCTGAGCTTGAGCGGGATTGGGTGCGCGGCCCGGGAGCGGGTCGGCGTTGAGTATTGCGACCACGCACGCCCGCTCTATTTCGACTCGGGGGCGCAGGTACAGGCAACGCCGGCGCCAATCCGCCGCCAGGTACTCGAAGTCAACGAGACTTGGCGGCGGCTGTGTGTTAAGTCCGCCGGCTAGCGAGTTCGGTATGATTGGCGGCTTTGGCGGAGGGTGGCATGCACAAGCTTTGGTTAGCAATCGGTATTACTGCAGTCTTGGCCGGCTGTGGCACAACACAAACGAGCATGTCGGAAGCGCGACCCGTGCCATCTGCTTTCGTCTACGCGAGCCAGAATGCAGTCCCACAAGACGGAGCGAAACTCACGGTCGTCCGTGATTCGGGGTTTGCCGGCGGCGGCTGCCGCGTCGGATTGTTCGTGGACGGCAAAAGGGTGGCAGACCTGGAGCCAAAGGAAATGGTCACCGTGCATGTGAAGTCGGGCCAGAGGATTCTCGGAGTTGGCCCCGCGGCAAATGGCAGGGGTTTGTGTTCGCTCGTCGGTTCGGAAGTTATGCGCGAACGCGAGGCGCAATTTGAGCCAGGGCAAGAGCGCTACTTCCGGATGAGTGTGGTCACGAGTGGCGATCTTGATCTGTCGCCGGTGACGCGGCCGTAGATCTTAGCCTGGCCACGTTAAGACGCTTCCGAGAAAAGGCCATTCTTGGTCAATGGCCCGCTCTACTTTCTGTCTGGTTAATTTGTCCTCGCGGTGCACAGCGAGACAAAGGTAGAAGTTCTGCCCGTTGTGAGGGACGTACACAATCCACTCGCCCGTAAGTCGTCTATCGGCCCGGCGGCGATCATATGGCTCGCTTACGAGGGCGCTGGCGATTTCTGCTGCAGCCTGGCGGACGCCAACGAAATCCGAACGCTCCCGCGCGGACAGGGCGGCGCGCACCATCTCTTCGAGTTCGGGCTCATGAAGCCGGACTTCGTTTTGCAGATTCAGGAGAAATGAGGGGCTGGTGGTGAGCTGGTAGTGCTTGTGCCAAAGGCCGCACAGAAGCTTCTTGGTCAGGGGTGCGGCCGGCTTCGTATGGCTCAGCACAAGCGATGGGCTTTCGAGATGCTCAATCTCCGCCACTATTGCGCCGGAGCTGCCACCCTCAGCGTGGATAAGCGCCAAGTCTTCGAGCAAAACGGTGCTATAGCGTCCTGGCACCAGACTGTCGAGCTTGTGAAGATGACGCATGTCATCGGCGGAGAAGGGAGGCGCAGGGTGGGGCGGTATGGACACTATGGCGAGTCGGCGTAAGTTATGGCGCA